TGTTTTTTGATGGAGCGATTGACGCACCAACAAATCTCCGGCAGTTTATTTCTGATACAGCACCGTTCTTCCTTTGCAACTTTGTCATCAGTGACGGCAAATTCAGTTTGGTTCCTGCACTACCTACAGACTTAAACGGCAACATTACTCAGCAGCCAATCGTCATTCAGCAGCTATTCACTTCTGGCAACATTATCGAAGATTCGTTCAGCCTTGAATACTTGGGTTCGGAAGAGCGCAAGGACTTTCAGGCTGTGGTGCGTTATCGCCAAGAGCAAAGAAATCAATTGCCGGAAGAAAAGACGCTTGTCGTTCGCTTTGCGGAGTCAGGAAGCGATCAGTATCCGATTGAGGCGTTCGACCTGACGCAGTTCTGCACAAGTCGTGACCACGCTTTCTTGGTAGCGAAGTTCTTCTTAAGTCTTCGCCGCCGGGTGACACATACCGTCAAGTTCCGCACCAGTCCATTCGGCATCTCGTTGGCTCCAGGCAATTTTATTCGTGTTGTCACGGAAGCCAGCCCGTACCAGTCAGCCAGGAATGGAACGATTAGCGCAGACGGCACAATCGTGTCCGCCACTGCAATTACTGATGGAACGTATTCAATCGTGTTCTTTAGGTCAGATGATGACGAGGTAACTCCTGCCACGATGACGGTTGCGGGTGGCAAAGCTGTTGAGCCTACGCTTTATGACTCGTTGTTTACGATTTCAGAGACATCCATTTCGTCTAATGTGTATATGGTTGAACAGCTGACACTGGCAGAGGATGGAATGGTTGACGTTGTGGCAACTGAGTTTCCGACAACTAGCACTTTCAACAGCCTGATGGCCCAAGATGTATTGACTGACAGCGCGTTTACCACTGAGGGCTAACAATGGCATTTCCTTCTCTTACCCCAACAAGCCGTCAGTTTGAGACGGGTGACTACCCGATCAAGACTTTTAAGTCTCAATCCGGCGCTGAGGTTCGGATTCTGTATGGCAGCCAACGAACCAACATGAAGTTGAGTCTTAGTTACTCAAATGTGAGCGATGCAAACACGGAACTATTTATTGATCACTTTGACGAGACCAAGGGCACGTTTTCAGTTTTTGATTTGCCTTCAGAGGCTCTGGCAGGTTGGGGCGGCAACAGTGACGCTTTAGATGCTTCAGGCTCTAACGAATGGCGATATGAAGCGGCTCCACAAGTTGCTAGTGTGCGACCTGGGGTTAGCACTGTTACAGTGGCCTTAGTGGGTGTTTTCTGATGGCAAAGGTTTACACCGGCAGAGATGGCGTAATGCAGCTGGCAGGCGTGACTCTTGCCAAGGTCTCAAGTTTTTCGCTGCAATCTGATTTAGAGACGCTAGAAACAACAACTTTAAGCGAAAACATTCGCAGCTATAGCCCTGGCATCCTTGGCTATTCAGGTAGTGCAAACCTGCTGTATTACAAAGACGACAGTAATGCAATTAACACGACAAACCTGCTGAACAAGCTGATAAAAACAGGCACTGCTGGCGTTAGCTCTAGTGACACCGTTGAGCTGACTCTTCGCTGGGTTGATGGAGCGGACAACAATGATATTAAGCTAACTGCATACATAACAAGCGCGACAATTGGTGCTAGCACTGGTGAGATTGTAAGTGTCAGTATTTCGTTTGTTGGCACGGGCGCACTGGCAACCGCAACGATCTCATGACTGTTTATCTTGGTACGTTTGGACAGGTAGAGCTGCAACGTCAGTTTGGTGGAAGCGAGCTGAACTCTGTTATTAACACCAGTGATGTAAACGCTTCAGCCAAAAGATTTAGTTTTGACTTTGAACACGGCCAGCTATTAACTGGTGATCAAATTGAAATTCTTAGCACTGACGGTAGCGCCCTTGATTTTATTTCTGGGTATTCAGCAAGCGGTGTCAAGAAGTTTATTTATGTTGACGATTTAGGCGGCATTCGTCTTTATGACACTTTTGCCCATGCTGTTAATGGTGGATCGGCAAATGCGACTGCGCTTGCTGTGCCTGCCGATAAAATTCCCATAAAAGTTAAAGTTGAAAATACTGCGTATCGCATGTTAGGCCGTGTAAAGCGGTATGAATTAAACACTGAGCGGGAAACTGTTGATACGACCACGTTGTCTGACGATTTCAGAAGCCGGGTCAATAGCTTGATGTCTGGTTCTGGCCAGATGGCCTGTGAGTGGGAGTACACAGGGGACACTGCAAATGAGTTGCCGCATTACTTGCTGGAGCTTTTGTTACGCACCAAGGTGGGTAGTCAGTTCAAGGGCCGTTTTTACCTAAAGACAAATACTTATAACCCAAGCGGCGTACCCGATCGTTCTGATGATCAGATCTGGTACGAGTTCACTGGCGTGTTGACTGCTTGCGCTGTGCAGTTCACGACATCGTCTGTGGTTGAGATAACAGCTGATTTCATTACGACTGGTCCTATTGAGATCAGGATGGAAGTTGAGCCAGTGAATGCTGTCTTGCAGGAAGACGCAGATGACATACTCTTAGATCAGGATGCGGCAGCTAAACTGCTGTTAGAGACTGACCAGTAACCCGAGGGAAATTGACCGCCAATGGCTGACCTAAAGATCTCTCAGCTAGCAGCCTTGGCAGGTGCCAATCTTGCTACCGCTGATGAACTGGCAATTGTTGACAGCAGCGCCAGTGAAACCAAAAGAATCACAGTCACGGACTTGGTGGGAAATGCCACCACACTGATTGCTGACGCCACGATTCCTAGCGCAAAGATTCTTTTTGGTGCTGGTGGGATTGCTGGTGCGTCGATTGCAGATGCTGGCGTTAGCACCGCAAAGATTGCTGATGACGCGATTACAGCAGCAAAGCTAGGGAATGAATCAACTGTTGACCTAGTTACGACGTTGCCAGGATCTGGCGCATTTACGGGTCAAATTGCACTAGACACAGATGACAACAAAATCTATATCTGGGACGGTTCGGCGTGGCAATCCGTTAAGGGTGCTGGCTCCATCAATGTTGTTAATGGCAGCACGACTGGCATTGTCAACATCACCGCTTCTACTAGCGGTGACACGGTAACGATTACAACGTCTCTTGATAACACGACTGCTGGCGCTCAATTCTTAGGTGGCCCTACCGGGGCATCTGGAACGGTCGGCTATAGGGCCCTTGTTGGCACTGACCTTCCGACTCCCACCACAAGCACAAAAGGAGCGGTGATTATCAACGGCGAAGGTCTCCGCATGGACGGAGACACGCTAGAGGTAAACAATGATGTCACAGCAAATAGCAGTACATACCAGGCCGTTCAATACGACTCGAAAGGTTTAATTACAGCTGGCCGAGACATTACAGCTGCTGACTTACCTACTGCTACTTCTGGTGCGGTAGGTGCAATCAAGCCTGGCACCGGCTTAACGATGGGTGCTGCTGGTGCGCTGAACCACACCAACGCATTAACAGGAGCAACTGCAACCAAGGTCACTTTTGACGCTCAGGGGCACATCACGTCTAGTGCTGCTTTAGATGCAACAGACATCCCTAGCCTTGATACAGCAAAGATCACAAGCGGAACTTTTGCTAGCGACCGAATTGCTGACGATGCAATTACAGGCGCAAAGATTGCTGACAAGGCAACGGCAACGATTGCGAGCACTACACCTGCTGGCGGTGAGTTCATTGGTCAGTATCATTTCAACTCATTAAGCCGTGACCTGTTCCTTTGGGATGGCAACGTTTGGCAGCCAATCGGCATCAGCGTCGGTGAGATTATTCTTGCTGGAACGTTTGACGCATCATCTGGTGGTGGCACCGGCTTGGTGGATTCTGTTACGTCTGAAGGAACAGCTGTTGGCCTTGTTGTTGGTCAAGCGTTACCAGCAGCAGCCAACGCTAATAAAAACTATTACTTAGTTGTTTCAGAATCTGGAACGATTACATCAGGCAACGCACCAAACGTTGCACTTGCTCCTCCTGACTTTATTTTGTCGAACGGCGGGGCTTGGACTGAGATTGATGTTTCGAGTACGGTTGTTGCGCAACAAGCCACTAACGTTGCGTTTACACCTGCCGGTGACTTAAGCAGCACCAATGTTCAGGCTGCGATTGAAGAGCTTGACACGGAAAAGCTTGGTGCAGCTAGCCCAACGTTCACAGGTGATGTCACGATTAGCACTGGTGGAACGCTGATCCTTGAGGGTGCAACAGCAAACGATTTTGAGACGACGCTAACGGTTACCGATCCAACTGCTGATCGGACGATTACATTTCCAGATGTGACCGGCAACGTCGTCACGACTGGGGACACTGGAACGGTTACGAATGCAATGCTTGGTGGAAGCATTGCGTACACAAAGCTTGCTGCCTTAACGGGTGGCAACATTATTGTTGGGAATGGCAGCAACGTCGCAACAAG